AGGAAGTTCTTATACCTCCTAAACTAGCACAATACTTCGCTTTAGGATATTTTAGTTGGAGATATTTTACGACTCCTTTTTGTACTTCTTCTTCTTGATTTCTCAACTGTCTTTGATTTAATTAATCCTTTGATTTCTGTACGCACATCCATCATCTTGTTGTAAACTTTAATCTCTAGTGTGTCTATATCAATATTCAGCTCGGTCAATTCCTCTTGAATTTCCCTTACTCTTAAGTTAAGATAGATGCAATAAAAACTAAGAGCAACAAATAATATAACTACCATAATAATAATTTTTAATAAGTTGTGTTTCCATATTGACCCTCAACATAGATGCTTTTAAATATAATATCTAAATCCTTATGCTTTGATTTAATTCTCGTAATTATCTTTTCCATTACTCCTTCATCTTTCTTTATCAGCTCTACATTATCAGTTAAAGCAAATGTATCAATTATTTTAAACTGATACTTCCTTACCGAGTTTTTCTTACGGTATCCATACTCTATGATAACCCTATAGATAGGGCTAGACACTTCTCTTTTTTTTATCAGATTCTAAAACAGAAATTAACTGCTCTCTATTATGAAGCTTCCTGGCTTTATTACCATATCTCTTAGCGTTAACCTTACTGTACTCTGATGGTTTATAAACTAACTTAACCTCTCTTACTAATTCTTTTGAATCAAACTTAACCACCCATCTGCAGGTGTTGCAATGTTCGGCTCTCTTTAAGTGTGTTAAATAACTCATATCTATTGTTTTAATTCTTCAATTTTCTCTAACTCAAACTCTAAGTGAGCTATTGCTTTCTTAATACACTCAACAGGAGATGAGTGCTTCCTCTCACAACGGAGCAAATATGTCGTGGCAGTACCGATATTATAGGATAAATCAAATCCTGATACAACCTTCCTTGCTTCATATCCATTACTACCTATGTAATAGTGCGGTATTCTACTGTCCTTCATCTGACTCATCCTTTTCTCGCTTCCATTTCTTATTGCTTTTAAATTTAAAGTCAAGCTCTTTAATTCTATTTTTAATTAGTGGTATCTCTAATAACAACACTAACACTACAACTACTATTATAATTTTAATCATATTTCGTATATATTATAACCATATCAACATCACATTCATCATTAGTGCAGGTACTATTAGATACTATACCATCTCCTTCAGCACCATAATCTTCATAGTCATTATCTCCACCCCATATTAATTCTTTTTCACACTTTGGACATTTCATATTTATTATTTTATTTTCTTAAACTTTCTCCCCTCATAAAAACCACCAAACATAATCTTTTAATCCTATCATATATTCTCTCTCCATACCTCTCCTTAATAGAACTCGCATCCAGATTAGATGTCAATAATAATAATTTTAAATCATCTTCAGCCTCAAAGATAGCATTTTCTACTGCATCTATCTTAGTTCCATAGTCATTTATTATCTCCTCAGTACCAATGTCATCTATAACAATGAATGGGCTAGAGTACTCAGTGATTTTATGAAGCTTACGAGCAGGGATAGGCTTAAGTATCTTTCCTTTCTTAGCGTTAAAGATTAATGGAAGAACACCTGTGATAATTATTGACTTGCCTCTACCACAGTTCCCTATCAAAAACAATCCCTTACCTTTAGTGTCAGATAGCCAATGAGCAATAGTGTCGTATTCAGGTAGATGCTGATATTTCTCAACCGTTTTGTCTACTAACATAAACGCTTCCTTAAACAAAGATAAACACTCCTCATAAGTACCAAAGCTATACCTCTGATAATCTCTTACCTTTATATGCGTTGCGTTCTTTAATGTTTCTTCTAGTGTTCTCATGGCTTAATATAAGTAGTTCATTATACATTCGTATTGAAATTGTCCGTCATCATTGATTTCATCTAACTGTTCATCAGTCATTGGCACACCATCATAGTCAGCACTTACTATATAAGCATCACAGAAGTCAGGATAATCTTTAGTGTCTATTCCATCTATTTCAATATTGTCTATTAGTTTATATTCCATTTTAAAATTTATTATAATCTTTATTAGTTAATTCTTTTCTGCCTGTCTTGTCTTTAGGAGTGTTTGATTCCCAATGCCTAACCGCACCCTTCCAATCCCTCATCTTATTCCTTCCGACCATCCACCCATTGCTAATGTAATAGTTATGAAACTTATCGCAATCTACTTTATTATTTCTATCTTGGCAGTATTCATACACTTCATCTACTGTAGGCTCTACAAATCTTTTTATAACAGGCTTCTTTATTTCACCCTCAAATCCTGCAACATCAACAGGGCTAATCCCTTCTATATTATATACATCATACTTATCTAAAAGATTTATAACTGATTGATGTACTCTTGAGTTCTCGTTAAGAGTTCCGTATTGAAAGTCAATAAACTTTGGTATGAACCATTTGTTACCGCCATCAAAAACTTTTACCTGAGCAGCTAAAGCCTTGTGAGCTTCTACTTCTGTTATCTTGCTTCCAATTCTTATTGATGCAACTTCAAAATCAGTTTCCCATATACCTGCATGGTTACAATCATCTAAGATGTATAGCCAAAATAATTTATATTTAGATGGTAAGCTTCTTATAAAGCCTTTCTTCCATTTGTCTGTGTCTGTCATTCTCTTTGCCATTGTGTTTTATTTAATTAGTTAATAGTTAGAATATAAGGGGGAGTAGTTAGTTCCCCCCCTATATTATTTAGAAAGGTAAGTCATCCTCCTCCTTAACCTTATCTGAAGATACCTCTTTAGGTGGCTCATAGGTATTCTCATAAGCATAGTGAGTTGCTCCTTTCTCTGAAGGTTCTCTCCTTTCTGCTATAGTGATGTTTACCCATCCTCGTTTAGCCATCTTTTGTAATTCTTCCATCTTGAAACTTGCGTTAAACAAATCTCCATACTGCGTAGTTACCTTTTTGATACTACTTACTACATAATTCTTGTCTGCCATGATTTTGTTTTTTAATTTTTAATTTATATTCGTTTTTCTTTTCTATTAGGCAATTAAGCCTTTTGGATAGTGTATCCATTTTTCTTTCAACTGAGAGAACTTCGTGTTCATAATAATTTTCATTTAAATAAAACATAGATTCTATTTCTTCATAATTCTTTTTATATGATTTTAAAATCTTCACAAAGTTATCGTGAATTTTAATACTATGAACTATTGTTGCGTGGTTTTTATTAAGCATTTCTCCTATTTGGTGAAAAGTTAATCCAAAAACATTTCTCAATATACCACAATAAAGCCTTCTAGCATCTATAATAACTCTTTTTCTGCTTCTTGACTCTATAGCACTCCACCCTAAATTATACCTTGATGATATTTCAGATTTAATTGTGTAGTGTCTTTCGTCAGTTAACTCTAATTTATATCTATTCATGGTTTTTACCTGTTAATGATTCTACTCCCACATAATTATCCTCTCCTTCTACAGTTATCATGCCATCTTTTAAATCAATCTCTATTATATCTATAATGTCTTTAACATTAACATTTAAAAATTGAGCTATCCTTTGCATTTGATAATACCTTAAGTGATAAGGATTGTCTAAATACTTCTCAATGGTTGAGCCTTTAATGTTTAGTATCCTTCCAAATCTTTGTTTGGAAATTCCTCTTATTCTTAAGATAGCCTCAAGTTCATTTCTTGAGCTTCTTACCTTCTCATAATCATTTTTCATTTTAATAATATTTTGGTTTATTAACTAAATTTTTAATTAGATTTATAGGTACTAAAAAGTTAACTTTACTGTCAGAATAGAATTTTTTAACTTCACTACCTAGCAGTTTCATGATGTCATCCTCAATAACTTCTCCTAGAAAATTATCTCCATTCCATATAGTGTAACAAAATGCTCTACTATGATTCTTGTAAATGCTAACATTCAAACATTCCGTTTCTTCGCATTTCTTCGTACTGGTCTTTGGGGTCGGTTTTAATTTCATATTCTTTTATTTTTTTAATAATTTTATCTGCCTCTATATCTGTCAGAATATCTAACGAGCTCATTATTTCCTGTTGCTCTGATGTTGATATAGCTGTTCGGTGTAAGAGGTTCTCAATGTAGCCAAGCTTCCACATCTCTGCTTCTAATGGTTCACCATCAAGAACCTCATCTGTCCAATCACTCATTAGTCAGCAAGTTCATCTTGTCCGAACACTCCTTGCTCGTAAAAACCTGCAATCTTAAGGACAACTCTGCTCATAGCTCTTTTCTCAGCCATAGCTACAGGAAATTTCTTTGCTCCTCCCATTAAGTTATCATCTGCTGCTTCTCCAAAGCTCATCATATTTCTAACATCATGCTCTCCTGAGCCTGTTCGCATACTAGCTGTAGCCCTTAGGACTACCCATTCTTTTGTCATTGTTACAGGTTCGTATGCTACCTGTATATTCATACTAGAAACAATCTTATCTATTCCTGTTCTAGTGATTATTACAAATCCTCTTTTGTCTTTGTAAACATCTTCTTTAACCAAGCCATGTGCTAGGAATAATCTTTTTAAAGTTTCCTCTTTGGTTTCTTTTACTTCTACTGCGTCCTGAACTTCTGATACTTTTTTCATTTTTAAATTACTTTGGTTATTATTGTGATATTGTTCTGCAATATCGGTTAGTGTGTTAATTTCTTGTGATTGCATTTGCTCTTGCATTTGCATAAATTCCTCTTTCATCTTTCCCATTAGTTTATATGTGTTTTTGTTATACTATCTAAGTACCCCATAAAACTAGATACTGTTTTATCTTCATCTAATATATCTTGATGGTCAGAGTTAAAAATATCTGTCAATATTTCATCTTTTCTATTAAGCTTGTATTCAACAATGTTAGCATTTCTAGTAGTCCCATCTGTTTTTTTATACCTAGTAGGAACCTCTAATTGTTTAGATTCTATCTGATACCCTTGCTTTCTAAGAGAATGAATGATGACTGCCAATCTATAAGCACCATATTCGTTAATAGCTTCTTTTTGTGTTAATCTTCTACCATCTTTTAAGTGTTGTAGAATATCACTCGTTTGTGTTTTCGTCATTTTAAAATAGTTTAGTTAGTAATTATTTAAATTCTATGCAAATAAACAATTAATTTATTAAACCACGAAACTTTTTGTAGTTTATTTTAAAATAATGTTTAATAACTTATTATTTAACCTAGTATTTATCTTTAGCTTTAGTTTTAGCTTTAGCTTTAATGGTATGGAATACCATTAGATAACCCTATTTAAAGGGTTTGTAAAGGGTTTAATTTTAAAAGTAATGTGTTAATCTGGCTACCTGACCACTCTCCTTGTCGTGCAAGAAAGCTTCACAAGCTTTAGGTGCTCCACAAAATCCTTTTCGTGAGTGCCAACTATCGGCAGACGAAGGACTTCTCATGTATTCTACGGTAACACCTATAAAATCTTTAGCGTCTAGCCATTTATGTTTAACCTTATGATGTATATGATGTAGATACCAATATCTAAATTTAGTTTCACTCCACATTTTAGGTTCTTCTTGGGCCATTAAAAGAGGTAGATTGTCCATTTTAGCCCCATCTCCATGTTCTAGCCCTATTAGATTCTCACCATACTTATAATATTTTCTATGAGCTACAGTAATATCAAATTTAATATCTTCTGCTTTTCTAAACCAAGATTTTAAAGTGTGTGCTAAATGAAATCCACTCTGATAGTCGTGATTACTCATTGAGTGTAACACATCTACAGGAGCTATAGTTCTAAGCATTTCTATAACCTTAACATAAAGCATTAAAGCTATCTCATAATGCTCCCACCACTTACCATCTACATCTTGATGAGTTCCTTTTGTTGTTGTATTATATACATTATCTATATGAAGCACATCATTACCAATACAAAATAAAACTTTATCAATTTTAAATCCTTCTGACTTATCTATAAGCCCCTGAACACCCTCCACAACTCGCATCACAGCAGTTTCACAGTCATAAGATTCTCCTGTTTCAGTTTCATTAGCATACTTACCTATATGTATATCTGCAGGATTAACAACCAAAAGATGATTTCCCTCCTCTCTTTCAATAGGGTCATATTCAGGTGAGTGCCCTTCTATAAAACTATTTATACTTTTAAATATTTCCTTCTCATCTACACCACAATCCTCTTTAGTAACTATTGAGAACCTGTAGTCGCCACTAGCCGACTGCCAATGCTTCACACTAACTACATCTTTCTTGTTTATACCCCTATCTAATAAATGCAGGTCTAATGATGAATTGTTGTTTAAGTTATCTAGTGTTTCTGCCCTGCTCTGATTTATTAAATCTTCTTCTTCAGGAGTGAGCCTTAACCTTTTACCGTATTCTTTTGACATACACAAATATATAAAAAAAGAACACAGATGTGTAAAAAAAAATGAGGAGTTATTAACTCCCCACTCTTAACTACTAACTATCCCCAATGAAAACACTCAAAGAAGGATTGTAAAGATATATTATTTTTTTGATATATCAGCGATACCCTGTCCTAAAATAAGGACTAGAATTGAGTGGTACAAATCTTCTGCTGTACCTGTAGAAACCCCCATCAACTGAACGAGAGCAGGAACTACTACTGCTGAGATTGCGTACCAAAACTTTTTACTTTTTAACATTGTTCTAATTAACCAATTTTTCATTTTTTTATCTGTTTTTAATTATTAAATTTATTTTTTCACTTAGTTGATTACCTAAAATATAATCCATTAGGTAACTGTGAGCTACTTTGCTTTGTAAAATTTTATCAGAAACTTGAGCCCTGTGAGTCCCTGTTAATATACACCCCCTACTATCTGAAGGATAATTTCCTCGGTGGAAAAGGATATAACTTCTGTTCGGTACATCTTGTACGAGCAAGTGAACATAATCTCTACTTCCACTTTCTCTTGCTAATCTAACCCTACATTCATACTCTCCTGAAGGGATGCAAGATACACTTTTTTCATTATCTCTCCACGCTAACTCTAATGTATGTGCAATAAATTCTGAATTGCAATACAACTTCCCTATAACCGACTTATCAGTAAATGTGTCCCTGATTAACAGCAAGTTAGCCCTACCTTCCTCCTCCTCTATATTTTTTCTTGTAAGCATTTTGACTTTTACTTGCATTTTTAGAATGACATCCCTTGCGTTTTTTTCTATGAGATACAGATAATGTAAAAACTTTCGCTTTTGCCATATCACTTCTTCTTGTGTAACTTAATGAATTTATAAATGGTAAAAACAATAGCTAAGGTTGTTGATAGAAAAAGAAGATATTCATTACACTCACTTAAACTCAATCCTATCACACCGCCATTTGCAGCTAAAACCTCTACCGTATCTTTCATATTGTTGTTTATCATTGCCTTCATTTTATTTTGAATATCCTATTTCCATAGACATAGTTGCGTAGATTACAGAGCCTGCCGCCACATCATCCTTAACCATTAAAAATAAATGGTCACCAAGTGCCATTTCTGTTAATGCAAAATCAGAAGAAGATAAGCTGTATGTGTTTACCTTGTTGTCGTTAGACAATCCAACTACTGATTTCTCAATCAAAGCTACTGGATAACTATCCGTTACTGATGAAGATGGAGTGTATTTAACTAAAGCAACTGTGAATCCAGTAGCGTCAGGAGAAGATACCTGAAGCGTAGCCCTATTTATCACCCCTGCTTGCTCACTAGAAAAATTACCAATTCTAAAAAACTTTTTCTGTATGATGGTTGTTCCTGAACTTATAGTCGGACTACCATAATCTTGATTGATATCGTAAGGACTTTGCCCTTGGATTTGGGATTCAGGATATTGATAATTAGCTATTAGAGTGCAGTACCCTGAAAAAGTAACCTTTCTTGTTTTTATATCCGACTTGACAATCCACTCTAAATCACCATCTCTCAATCCAGGAGTTCCTAATCCTTTAGATAAAATTGTATCATTCTGTGCACCCTCAAATGCCTTCGGAAAATGCCTATTAGCACTTGATAAGTTTTTATGTTCGTTTACAGCCATATTATTTGTTTTTAACAGTCATTACAATCTCCAATCAAGTTTCTATAAGTAGTGCTGCAGCTAGAGCACCCATCAATACCTTTATATCCATATATACTATCATAGAATATCATACCATGATTCTTATATGTACCACTCATACTTGCAGGTTTATTTGCGTCAAATGTAGGATATAAACCTACCTGGTCAGCACCATTTATAAAGCTCATCATATCTTTAGCAAAAATCTCAGCCTTTCTATATGTGTCTTGCTTAAAAGTATTGTAAGTGTCCTGACCTA